GAACCGCCGGCCGTTTTGACAGCAACGCCAAAGGCCTTGAAAAGCTGCGCCGCCTCTTCGTTCCCGCTTGCGGCCTCACCCAGACGAACATTAAGCCGGGTAATGGCGGTGCCGAACTGCTCAGCGCTAACGCCAGACTCGCGCGCCGCCTGCTGTAAATTGGATAGCTGAACAGCAGTAAGGCCAAGTCCTTGCGCGGCCTCGTCAAGGTCGTCAATAGACGACACCAGCGAACGTAAACCAGCCAAAGCGGCGCCGCCGCCAAGGCCAGCAAAGGCAGCGCCAAACGAAGCGAATGACGCTGCGGCGGATTCAACGCTACCACGCACGCCACGAAATACGGCCGACGCACGGTCTTCGGCCGTGACTACGATGGTAGTTTTATTTGTCATGCTGTTTGGACGTTAGTTGATCGCGCACGTATTGCAACAACTCCCAAAGCAGTAACGGATCATCGACCGGATGAAGCGCCAAATATAACGGCATCCGCTCTGGCAACCATCCGCCGCACCATCGCCACGCATGATATACAGCGTGCGTATCGGCCGTGAGTAATGGCATCGCTGAGCTAGCAAGACTTGACAGGCCCGCTGAAACAATCTGACCTTGATGCGCCTGGCCCCGCTCCCAAACCAGGCGCGCGTCTAGTTTTTTTTGGCGGCCTCTATGCGGGCCGCACGTTTAGACAGGCGATCAAGCAGGGCATCACGCATTGATACCGCCTCAACCGGGTTAGTGTCCAAAAGCAATGGCACTAGAGCACGGTCGAACGTCACTTCGGGCGAAGGTTCTTTGGGCAGGTCGGGGATCAAGTCGGCCTCTACGATGCCCGACCAGCCGACTACGCATTGTTCAAGCAGCCCCCGGAAAAACTGAACGGCTCCAGTGTCACCAGTAACCCGCCCAGCCGACGCGATTTCCAACTCATAGGCCGTTGGCACGCGAAGCACAATTTGTGCGCGCGGACCCAATGCAAAAGAAAATTCCCGCGCCTTGTTGGCGGCTGCAATCAGTCGTTCAATCTCGCTCATTAGGATTGATACTCCGTGAACCTAGCGGAGAGCGCGACGTTAATAGTCCGTTTTAGAACCTGATTAACCGCAAAGGCCGGCGCCGCGCTGAAGCTCCACACACCAGTACCCACAGCGCGCGGGATGCCTACGGCGTCACGGATGCGAAGAGGGCGATTTGCCAAAGAGTCAGCAGCCGAACGCACCTGAGTCCAAAAAGTCATTGACTGGTCGTCGTCTACAGTGAAGCTCACATCAATGGGCGTCTGGTTTGTGGGGAAGCGAAATTGCAAGGGGTTATCAATGTACTGCCCATCTTGGAATTGTTGCTCCCCGCCGGTCACACTGAGTTCGTTGATCTGCTGAAGATCGGTCCAAGTAAGAACGGCGCGCAGCGTGCCGGCGCCCTGTCCTGCTGGAAACGTGGTTGTGTTGCTAGTGTCGCAGCCCTCAAGCGTAACGTCATTAGTCGCTACTGCGCTGACCCTAAAAACGCGGCCGGCCAGACGACTCCAGCCGGAGCTAAGGATTTCCACAAAGTCGCCTTGCGCGGTTCCGTGGCCGACGGCGAGCGTAACGACTGCGTTGGCAGCGTTGCTAATGCCAGTGATATTGGCAGCAGTGCGGAAGGTCGCGGCGATGGAAGGGACGCTTCCGTTAACGATGATGCGAGGCATGTTTTCTCCTGGTGTTGCGGTTACTCGGTGTGCATGACACGGTACGTCCAAACCTGTCCGAACTCGTCTAGCTGCGGCTCGAACTGGTCGCTTCCTTCTGACTCGATCACGATATCAAGTACCGTGGTTCCGCCAAAGGTTCCTTTCTTGCCGTTAAGAGCTACGCGCACGGCTTCGCTTAGAGTCTTTAGTTGGGTGTAAGTGCGCGCGACGATGAGCACGTCAATAAGCCCATCTACTCGACGAGTTGCTACCTGATCTAGAACTGGTTCACGCTCTGCACTTTGCTTTGTGTAGACAATGAGCGGTGCCGCAGCCTCTTGCGGCGCGGCGCCGCCGTAGATGCGCGCGGCTGCACCGCTGCCCACGATGGCGGTAACGGCGCCGTCGGCATCGAGTAAGGCTTTGATTGCACGTTCTGCGCGCATTAGCGTTCTCGGCCCGCAGTTAGAAACAAGTCAACGCGGTTGTTGACGTATTGGGCAAACGCATTACTTGCGGCGGCCTCAGATTGATTGGCCGCGCGCTCCATAAAACGACGGCCTTGGAATCCTGGGTGCTGTACCTTTTTGACTAACACGCGGCCGCCCAGGTTGAGCGCCTTGGCTGCCCGAGTGACGCTGATTTGGTGTGGCTTTGCGCCGCCCTCGACGATGTTGGCGTAGTACGCGAGCTTGCCGCCTGCTTTGACTGTGCCCTCTATCCGGCCGTTTCTAAACGCTCGGGTACTCACCCGTATAGATCGGCGCAGATTTCCGGTACGGCCAAGCGGAGCAAGATTGCGCGCAACGCCACGAATGACAGCAACCGCCGCCCGCATGCCTCCGCGCATAATGTTGCGGCGTAGCCTTTCGGGGAGCGCGGAAAGCCGTTGCTTCAGAACATCAAAGCCCTGAAGTTTAATGTTTAGCTGTACGGCCATTGGTTGCCATTATGTTGTGCGCCACTCAGCACACATAATCTGTAGCTCGTCGTCTGCCTGCAGCAAGTTCATGACAGCGGTGATTTGCAGCATTCGGCCGCCGAAATTGATCCGCATCTTTGGGGTGATGCCAGCTACAAGGCTGCTGTAGCGGATGCGAATGCGCGTAGTCAACTCGCTCTGCTGCTCTTGATTGAGAAAAAATTCGCGGCCTGACAGCGGCTCTACCGCTGCCCATACGGTTGCCACAGGCGACCACGTTTTGACCATTGTCCCGTAGTCTGCGTCACGCACTTCTACCGGCTGCTCAATGGTGACGCGCTGGTCCAGCTTGCCTGCTCTCATACGCCCCACACCCGATAGGGATCGAGCAAGCCAGAGACAAACCCGTGCGACATGGCCGGCTTGTCTGCGCTGGCCTCTCTGTTGGCGTACATGTCTCCGATAGCCAGGAGCATCCGCGCCTTGATTGCCGCAGGCACGGCGGCTGCGTTGGACCAGCCTGCAATGTAGGTCACGCGCACCGCTTCGGCCTGGGCACGCACGGAGGGCCAACTGTAGCCGTAGGCCGGCTCGATCCACGCCTCGTACTCGCTGTCAGCGATGAGCTGGTAGCCGGCCGGGTTAAGTGCCTGCGTGATGCCATCGCCGTCCACGTAATGGATCTGCGTGACCGCGGTCACGCGGGGCATGGGCAGTGCG